TGGCCACACCACGAGACGCAGCGTGAGGGTACATGCGCTGCCAGTCCCAATCGGCAAACGGCGTCGCCTCCTGCCCGGTTGCCTTCACGCGCTGGCGCAGGCCCGCTTGGGTCTTCAGCATCTCGTCCAGCGCAGCGTTCAGCTTCTTGACGTCGTCAAGACTCTTGGTGCTCACCGGTGAATACTGCACCCGGTTCGCCTGAGCGATCTTCTGACCCAGCGCATTGATGGCCTGCTCGACCTGGGAAGTGTCGGCGGTTGCCGATACGTTGATGCCAACTTTCTGGTTCATGTCAGGTCTTCCCAATCCGGGTCATCGTCTGGCGGAATCGACTGATCTCCGGCTTCCGCCTCGGCTTCGATGGCCGCCAATTCTGCAGCCACATCGAAGTCATCGTCCTCGTACTCTTCGGCATCCTTCTGATCTTCAAAGAAGTGGTGCGCCCAAAGATCGGTCATCATGTCTTCGACCGTGGCGTCCAAAAACCGATCATCGTTCTCGGTCAGGTTGTACCGACGCCGGTATCGGAACTCGACCGTCTTGGCTCTTTCACGCCCCCGGCGCTTCGCCAGTTTTGTCAGGTCCGCGTCGAAAAGAGCGCTCTTTTTCGAGCAACCCCCGGTGCGCGGCAATCAGCTTGGTGTAGGTTGCAGGGTCGTGAGGCTCCAGTGCGTCCAAGTCCCAGCCGTCGGGCGCCTTCACGGTCAAAACAGTCAGGTCGGCGATGGCCCCGCCAACGGCTTCAAGCCACGGGGTCGCCTGCACGCCGTCAATGATGCGTGCGTACTCGACCTGGGTGGCGATCTCGTCGCGCATCGTGCGCTTGGCAAAAACAAAGTCGCCCACGTCGGGCACGGTCACGCGGAAGTCAGTGGGTTTTGGTTGTCGGGCCATGGTGTTCTCTTTTGGTCAATGAAAAAGCCGCCACCTCGCGAGAGGCAGCGGCTCTATTGTGCGGTCACGATTTACGCAGTGGTACTGACAACGTCCAAGGCGTTGAACATGCCAGACTGCATGACGATCGCGTGCTTGCTGACCTCCAGGCTACCGGACGCGTAGGAGCACCCGGTGTACTTGCGCAGCAACGTGTTGTCGTCCTTCGAGTAGACCTCGAAATCGAACACCAGGCCCTTGAGAGCGCCTTCGCCGTTCTCGACAGCCGCGCCGGCCTGCAGCAGGGCGCCCTTTTTCAGCACCAGGGTGCTGACGTTCAGGCTGTGACGCGCCATGGTGGGCACGTATTCCTGAACATGGATGTCGCCAATGCCGCTGGCCGGCTCGGGGCTGTAGTCGTCGCTGGCGCTGACGTTTTGCATCATGCCAACTTGGTCACCGCCGAACAGCACCAAGATCTTGTTGCCAGTTCGGACTTGGAGGTTTTCTTTGAAGTTCATGTTTCAGCTCCTTTAAGCCGCGGCCGCACCGCTGAACGGAACAGCGAAGATCGTGGCCAGCACATAGTTGACGGGGATCACCGGCGAGCACTCGAACTCGACGCGGAGCACATCGCCCTCCAGAGAGGCCGTGATGTTGCGGTAGGCCGGAGACTCTTCGTTTCCGACAATCACGCCAGGGCCCTGGGGCTCTTCACGCGCCAGCTCGCGCAGCGTCGATTCAGCGATGCTGACAGCGCGGCGCAGCACCAGCGGGTTGCCCTTCTGGCCGCGCAGCACGTCCAGCGCTTCGCGGATGTTGCGGGCGACAAAGTCCACCGCCACACCGCACGACTGCTCAACGCGGTTGAAGTTGTCGTTGATCAGCCAGGTGCTGATCGACTTGACCACCTTGTAACCCTGCTCGGTGTTCTCCAAGCACAGCACACCGCCATTGATCAGAACGTCGGTGTCGACCGGGTTGCGCAGATCGCGCTCCAGGCCGCGGCACTTGAAGTTCTTGTTGGTCAACGGGGTGCCAGGGTTCACGCCTGCAAAGCCGCCGGCAAGACGCGCAGCGGAGATGTAGGGCGGGAACAGCACCAGCTTGCCGGCCAGATCGTAGTCGTAGTGGCCGAGGTGCACCAGCGACGTGCGGTCGCTGTTCAGGGCCTTTGCCTTCGTGATGGCGTCGGCGTCCGTGGTGCCAATGGCGGGGCCAACGATGGCGCGGCGTTCCTTGCGGCCCACATTGCTCATGAAGGCCACGTGGCTATCGGCCATGGCGTGAATAGCGTCATCACCAGACACCGGCGTCACCCACTGCACATCGACAGTTTGCAGCGCCTCAAAGGCGTCAGCCCAGTCGCTGGTGGTGGTGGTACCGTCCGAGCCACCGGACAGGAACGCAAAGGCCATGGCGGCAGGCACAGTGCCGGCGCCGGTCACGCGTGTCGCGGTCACGAAACCCTGCTTGGGACCATTGATCCAGTCCACCACCGCCTGCAGGTCTGCGCGCGCCGTGTAGACGGCGGTCTTGACGTCTTGGGTGGTGATGAAGTCCAGACCGTAAAGCGCCGGCTTCGTGAAGTTGTTGTCACCCACAGAGGCCGTGAAGTCTGGCACCAGAGCGATGCGGTCAACCAGGTCTTGGATGGTGCTGAACTCGGTCAGATCGATCGTGGCCACGAGCGTGCCGGCGGGCGCATGCAGCGTCACGGCCGTGCCGGTCACCGTCATGGTCGCCGAAGCCGCGGCGCCGGTGTACTGCACAGTGAAGGCGTTGCGGCCGATGTTGTCCTCGGTGTAGAAGTCGCTACCGCGCTGCACCGTGACGCGCCGCCCGATCGTGGTGCCGGCCTCAACCTTCACCCGGATCTGGTTCTCGCGCACACCGTAGCCCACCGACGTGAGGTTGATCACATCGGCCGCACTGGCGTTCTTGAGAGCAAGCTCAGCCTGGGTGGCCGGGTTGACGCGAACCGCCACGACTTGCGACGGGCCATTGGTCTCGCTGGACGGGTCGAAGGCGGCCAGAACGGCATCCAGCAACTCGCCGGAGAACAGCGCGTCGCGGGCCTCTTGCGGGCTGCCAAAGCGCAGCGCGGTCTTTGGCTTGCCGCCAGCAGAACGCCCCACCACTGCAACCACGTTGCCGACCGTCAGGTTGGCGTTGCGCATCGCGTCGTCGTTGACAACCGATGCGGTAACGGGAGAAACGAGCAAGCGCCCGTTGAAGAAAACAGCCATTTTGACCTCGCTTAAACGGGCTTGTTGATGAACGCGTCAAAGCGCTTGCGGTAGTTGGCCGCAGTGTCGCTAAAACGCTTCGCTTTTTGCTCGACGTGCGCGAAAGCGCCAATCAGCTCAGGGCGGACCACCGTCTCGGAAAGACGGGTGCAGAAGTCCGTAATGGACAGGGCCGGGTCCACAGCCGCAGGTGCGGCCACGGGCTCGGACTTCGTTTTGACGTCAGTCATTGTTGCTCCTTGCAGAAATAATCTCTCGAATTGAGGACTCGCGTCCGCCCACGCGCACGGGCGCCAGACAAGTGAACGTGTTCATTACTTGGTAGATCGGCGCCGGGTACTCGCCGTTGATGGCGTCCATGTCTTGCTGGGACAGGTTGACCAGGCTCAGGCCGGACGCATCAAATACCGGCAGGTTCGCGACGACGACGCGCCGAATGGCTTTGCGCAACTCAATGCGCTCGTCACCGTTGAGCGACCACCCAATGACGGCCACGCGGACATTTGCCAGCCAGCCCTCGGACTCCAGCCACTCGTCATCCAGGCCGTCAAACCCGTCGCCGCCGATGTACTCGCCAATCCCGCGCTCGCCAGGCTCTTCGCTTTCCAGGTGCAACGTCACCAGCGGCATGCGCAAATCACGCTCAAGCGACGGCGCAGCGGTGTAGACCTGCACGTAGCCCAACTCATTCACGAGGTTGCCGCGCTGGATCTCCACCAGCAGGCCAGCCTCAAGCCGCTCGCGCAGGAGCGTCATCACGTCGGTGCTGAACTCTTCGTAGGTGGCGGCAGGGGTACCGCTGGCCACCGGGCCAGGCGTCCACGTGGCGCCGTCGGCGGTGTAGAACGGGCGGTAGAACGCCATTACTTCGTTTTGCAGGAAGGCGGTATCGACGGTTACATGGTCATCCCCTTCATACGCCACGATGGCCGACGGGTCGTCATGGCCAGAAAACGAACCTGATCCTTTTCGCAGCACTTTCCAACGGACAGCGCCGTCCGGCGGCTGAATGAACAGGCGCAGGGCATTGCCGACAGGAAGGGGCTGGATCATGGTGATCATTGCAGAATGGATTGTTGCGTCACGACGACCAGCCGCGGCTATCGTGACGGCATCATCAGCCCATGTTCCAGGCTCGCTACAACATCTCGCTCGATCTGGGCGCCCGGCTGGAGATTTCCGCCGGCATAAACGCCCAGCTGTTGCCACTGGTGAACCAGGCGGTGAACGCCATCGCGCAGGCGACAGCCGCGAACTGGAAGACCGAAGTGATGCGCGCCAAGTTGTGGAGCGGAGAGAAAGACGCCTACGTCAAGACCATCGCCTACCGCATGACGGGCGACTTCACGGCCGTGGTGGAGAGCGACTACAAATACGTTCAGGACATCGAGACCGGGCGCCCGCCGCGCGACCTGAAAAAGATGCTGGACACCAGCGCCAAGGTGCGCCGAACCAAAGATGGAACCAGGTTCCTGATCATCCCGTTCCGGCACAACGTCAAGGACATGCCGGACCATGTGGCGAAGGCCGCCAAGAAACTCACAGCCAGCAGCATCGTTGGGCAAGGCCAGCGCCGATCAGGTGAGATTGTGTCGGCGCGCGTCGGCATGGGCATGCTGCCCCTGGGTGAAAAGCGCCAGCGGCAAAACCCATACCTGTCCAACACGGGCACGCGAGAAGCCCAGATGGTGACCAAGCATCAGTACAGCTGGGGCGCCAAACTTGCAGCAGGGGCCATGGGGCCGAACGCCAAAGGAAAAACCGACCGCTTCGCAGGCATGTATCGGTTCAACACCAGCACCAAGGGCGCCAAGCGCAGCTCCTACCTCACGTTCCGCGTGATGTCAGAGAAGTCCAACGGCTGGATCATCCCCGCGCAGCCTGGCCAGTTCCTCGCCAAGAAGGTCGCCGACGAAATGCGCCCACTCGCAGAGGCCGCCATCACGGAAGCCATCCGCCGAACCATGGGTTAGCGCCCGAACAGATCGAACCGTCGCGCCACGACGCGCCGCGGCAGCCGCATGCCGCCGTGCTGGTTGCGATCGCTGGGCATCTCGCCCCACAAAAAATACTCGGCGAACTTGGTGCCGGTCAGGGAGTACGTGGTGCCGGCCGGAGGCTCGCCGACGCCGCCGGGCCATGACAGCACACCGGCTTCACTCACCACTGGTAGGCCGCCCTCCACCACCAGGCGGGTTGTCGGGTGCAGCCAGAAGCACCGCGTCACCGTGGCGGGCTTGAACAGCAGTTTCTCGCTCGGCGCGCCGCGCACCATGGGCTGCGAGAACACGTCGGTGGCGTTGAGCGCCGTCACGCGATCGAACGCGCCGGCTTCCCACAGCGGGCTGGCCTGGGGGATGCTCAGCACCAGGTCTCCTGCTTCCCACATGCCCATTTGCGCCCACTGAAGTTGGATCTTTTGTCCAGCCACACCGGTGGCGGTCTCCACCGGCGCGTCCCAGATTCGGCCCTTGCCCATGCACAGCGCGTGCTTTGGGTCAGGTTGCCCGCTGGATGGGTTCACGCAAGCACAGGCGAACGAGCGCCGCCAAAGAACCTTCTGGCCAATGCCGGTCAGAAACGTGTCGAAAGACCGTGGGTTGAAGCGCATATCAGCCCCCCATGACGCCGACGCGCACGCCATGAATGGCCGTCATCAGGCCACCGTTGCTGCCCTTGCCACCATTGATGATGCGGTCGACGGCGTCATGGTACTTGTCCATGTCCACGCTCAGCGACTGGCTCAGGCCGTCGGCGCTGATCGAGCCCGACTGAGGCAGGAACGAGTCTTCAAGTATTTTGATCGATGCCTTCTTCAGGACGGCATCCAACAGTTCGGGGTAATTGGCCGCCACGTTGTCCAGGCCCGCCACGTAACTGATCTGGATGGCCAGCGGGATGATACGTCCGTTGCCGATCGCCTGCATGACGAACGCGTTCAGAGGTGCTGCAAACGCGGTGCTCGACGGAACGAATTGAACCATGCCGTACTTCTTGTCCACGCGAAGCCAGTCCAGCGGCAGGTCGTAGTGCGCCGTGGGTCCGCCAGGGTAGGCGAACCGGATCCGGCTCACGCTGTGCAGCGGCTTGTTGCGCAGCTTGATCATGCCCCACTTGTCGTTGAACTGGAAATCGCTGGGGTGGTAGTCGTAGCCTGGGTCAATGCCCCACGGCTTGCCGTTCAGGGCGGCGATCTGTTCAGGCGTTGGGTCGGATGGGAAGAACGCGGTGGGCGCCAGCGGCACACGTAGTTCGTGCGCCATTTCATACTCGGCTGCGCGCAGCTTGCTCCAGATGTAGTCATCGGTGACAACAACCGACGGCATCGCGCCGCTGGCGGCCATGACCAGGCTGTCGGCGCGCATGCGATCGACGGCTATGTCCTTGACGAAGAGGGTCGATCGAGCGAACTCGCCAGAGGACTCGACCGTCAACAGGAACCGCTGCACGAGGCTTGGCGCCGTGCTGGCGATGACCAGGATGAAGGTGAGGGTGCGCAGGTAGCCGAGGTCGAATGCTTCCAGC